AGTTGCTAATGAAGGTATACTAAAAAAAGACCTAGATGGATTAGCTCCTGATATAGCAGCAGACAGATTAAAAAATGCAGCGGCATCTAAGAAGCTTGCAATATTTGATGCTTTTGAAATCTTAACAAAGATTGAAGAAGAAAATAATATGATAGACATTAATAAAAAAGAAAGTAAAGCATCTTCATTTAAAGGATTTGCTGAAGGTAGATCAAAATAATGTACGAACAAACTTTATATAAAATACTAGATGATATTATACCGGAAAAGGAATTAAAGTCTAATAATAAAAAAAAGGCTTGGGTATACGGATATAATAAAGAATATGATATTGTTGTTATATCAAAAGATGGTACAATTGGTGAGGTTTATGAAATACAAAATTTAAAGATTGCATTACCAAAACAAAAAAATGTTTATCGTTTTAATAAAAATCATTGGGGTCAAATAGAATATCCTAAAGAACTAAGTAAAATAAAAAGTGTTTTTGATTGGGATAAATATCCAGATAATTTTAAGGAAAAGTGGTATGACTATATTGACAAAGAGTTTGAAAGAAGGGAAGAAGGTTTTTGGTTTAATAACAAAAATAATCCTACTTACATTACTGGTTCTCATTACATGTACTTGCGGTGGACAAAAATTGATGTTGGGCAGCCAAACTTTAGGGAATCAAATAGATTATTCTTTATATTCTGGGAAGCTTGCAAAGCAGACTCAAGAAGCTATGGAATGTGTTATCTTAAAAATAGACGATCAGGATTTAGTTTTATGTCATCATCAGAATTGGTTCATCTTGCAACCACATCAAAAGATTCACGTTATGGAATTTTATCCAAAACAGGTTCTGATGCAAAAAAAATGTTTACAGACAAAGTTGTTCCCATATCGCTCAATTATCCGTTTTTCTTCAAACCGATTCAAGATGGAATGGATAGGCCAAAAACGGAGCTTGCGTATAGAGTTCCTGCGTCAAAACTTACAAGAAAAAAACTTGATGCAAATGAATCTATTAAAGAGCTTGAAGGATTAGATACTACTATTGATTGGAAAAATACAGGAGATAACTCTTATGATGGAGAAAAGTTAAAATTACTAGCTCATGATGAAAGTGGTAAATGGGAAAGACCAGACAATATACTTAATAATTGGAGAGTAACAAAAACTTGTCTTAGATTAGGAAGTAGAGTTATAGGAAAATGTATGATGGGAAGTACATCTAATTCTATTGAAAAAGGTGGTGGTAATTTTAAAAAATTATACTCAGATTCTAACGTAAAAAAAAGAAATAGAAATGGACAAACTAAATCAGGTTTATATTCATTGTTTATACCTATGGAATGGAATTATGAGGGTTTTATTGATATTTATGGTCATCCTGTATTTGATGTTCCAGAAAAAGAAATAGAAGGTCCATTTGGAGATATTATAGACCAAGGTGTTATAGAGCATTGGACTAATGAAGTTGAAGGATTAAAATCAGATCCTGATGGATTAAACGAATACTATAGGCAATTTCCTAGAACAGAGTCTCATGCATTTAGAGATGAAAGCAAACAGTCATTATTTAATCTTCAGAAATTATATCAACAAATAGATTATAATGATTCTTTAATAAAAGATAGAGTTGTCACACGAGGTTCTTTTAGCTGGAATAATGGAATAAAAGATACTACGGTTATTTTTACTCCTAATAATTCAGGAAGATTTTATGTTTCTTGGACTCCTAATAAAAATTTACAAAAGGAGCTTTCGGATGTGATAGTTACGATATTAGTGGTACTGTTGGTGGCGGTGGAAGTAACGGTGCTTTACATGGGATGACTAAGTTTCACATGGATGAAGGTCCTACAAACCATTTTTTTTTAGAATATATAGCAAGACCTCAAACAGCAGAGATATTTTTTGAAGATGTATTAATGGCTTGTGTGTTTTATGGAATGCCAATTTTAATAGAAAATAATAAACCTAGATTATTATATCATTTTAAGAATAGAGGATATAGAGGGTATAGTATGAATAGGCCTGATAGACAGTATAATAAACTATCCAAAACAGAAAAAGAATTAGGAGGAATGCCTAATAGTTCTGAAGACATTAAACAAGCTCATGCAGCTGCTATAGAATCTTACATTGAAAAACATGTAGGATTTGATTTATCTGGAGCTTTTAGAGCTGAAGATGAAATAGGTTCTATGTATTTTACAAGAACATTAACAGATTGGGCAAGATTTAATATTAATAACAGAACAAAGTTTGATGCTTCTATTAGTTCAGGTTTAGCTATAATGGCTACACAAAAAAACCTGTATCAGCCCATTAAAAAGAAATCAAAAATAAAACTTAACTTTGCAAGATATGACAATAAGGGAAGTTATAGCCAAATTATACAATAAATGGAGGATGTAAAAATTTCATTAAACCCAACAGGATTTCCTAGTCAATTTGTTTCTGACTCAGAAAAAAAATCTTATGAGTTCGGTTTACAAATAGGCCAGGCTATTCAATACGAATGGTTTAGAAAAGATGGTCGTCAAAGTAGATTTTATAGTCAATGGGCAGAGTTTCATAGATTACGATTGTATGCTCGTGGAGAACAATCTATACAAAAATATAAAAATGAATTAGCTATTGATGGAGATTTAAGTTATTTAAATCTTGACTGGACTCCTGTTCCTATTATTCCAAAGTTTGTTGATATAGTAGTTAATGGAATGGCTGATAGAATATTTAAAGTAAATGCTTATGCTCAGGATAGCATGTCTTTAGATAAAAGAAGTGAATGTTAGCTAAGCCTGTAATGAAACAGGTTCAACAAGATTTAGGAATAAATACTTTTGCTACATCAGAAGAAGATGTGCCTAATAGTTCTGAAGAACTAGCTTTGCACATGCAACTTAAATATAAGCCTTCAATAGAAATAGCTGAAGAAGAAGCTATAAATACAGTTTTATCTGAAAATAGATATCATGAAATACAAAAACAATTGTATTATGATCAGACAATACTAGGGGTTTCAATGTGTAAAAACACGTTTAAGCCAGGGTCAGGTATTTCTATAGAATATGTAGACCCTGCTAATGTAGTATACAGTTATACTGAAGACCCTCATTTTCAAGATTGTTTTTACTGGGGTGAAATTAAAACAATTCCTATTGTAGAGTTAAAAAAAATAGATACTAGTTTGACTAGACAAGATATGGATGAAATATCTAAATATAGTCAAAGTTGGTATAATTACAATAACACTGCTCAATATTATAACAATAGTTTATTTAGTAAAGATAGCGCTACAGTTTTATTTTTTAATTATAAGACTACAAATACTTTTACTTATAAGAAAAAAGTAAATGCCTCTGGAGCTGAAAAAGTTATTGAAAAAGAAGATACTTTTAATCCTACTTCAGAAATGCAAGAAGAAGGTAATTTTAAAAAAGTTTCTAAAACAATAGATGTATGGTATGAGGGTGTTATGGTTATGGGTACTAATATTCTTCTAAAATGGGAGATGTCTGAAAATATGGCTAGACCTCAATCTGCATCTCAAGAAGTTTATCCTGAATATGTAGCTTGTGCGCCTAGAATGTATAAAGGTGTTTTTGAATCATTAGTTAGACGTATGATTACGTTTGCAGATTTAATACAAATTACTCATTTAAAATTACAACAAGTAATATCTAGAGTAGTCCCTGATGGTGTATTTATAGATGCAGATGGATTAAATGAAGTAGACTTAGGAACAGGGCAGGCATATAATCCTGAAGATGCATTAAGAATGTTTTTTCAAACAGGTTCTGTTATTGGTAGAAGCTATACACAGGATGGAGATTTTAACCAAGCTAAAGTTCCAATACAACAATTAAACAGTAATTCAGGTCAAGGTAAAATAAATAGCTTGGTAGGTTCATATAATCATTATATGCAAATGCTAAGAGATGTTACAGGCCTCAATGAAGCTAGAGATGGATCAACACCAGATTCTTATTCATTAGTTGGATTGCAAAAATTAGCTGCTTTAAGTAGTAATACTGCAACTAGACATATTTTAGATGCAGGTTTACAAATAAGCCAAAGGCTATGTACTGCTTTATCTAGTAGAATTGCTGATTTATTAGAGTACTCAGAATTTAAAGATGAATTAACTAATCAGATAGGAAGATTTAATGTTTCTATAATTGATGAAATTAGTAAATTATATTTAAGTGATTTTGGAATATTTATAGAAATAGAACCTGACGAAGAAGAAAGAAAAATGCTAGAACAAAATATTCAAATGGCATTACAAAGGGATTCTATAAACTTAGAAGATGCTATTGATATAAGAGAAATAAGAAATTTAAAGTTAGCTAACCAAATACTTAAATTAAAAAGAATAGCTAAACAAGACAGAGAGCAAAAAGAAAAAGCTGCTGCTGCACAGCAACAAGCTCAGATTAATGCTCAGTCTCAACAGATGGCAGCTCAATCAAAAATGCAACAATTCCAAATGGAAAATCAAGCTGCTGTACAATTAGAGCAAGCTAAAAGTCAGTTTGCAGTTCAAAAAATGCAAGGTGAAGCTGCAATAAAAGCAGAGCTTATGAATCTTGAGTTTTCACTTCAAATGAAATTAAAAGGAGTAGATATAGACTTAAAAAAGATGGAGCAGGAAGGTTTGCAAAAACGAGAAGCTGAAAGAGAAAACGCTAAATCAAATAGAATATCTCAAGCTAATACAGAGCAATCAAAACTTATAGAGCAAAGAAAAAATAATCTACCTTCAGTTAGTTTTGAATCAAATGAAGATAGTTTAGATGGATTTGACTTAGCAGAATTTGAGCCTAGATAGCCTTAAAAATCAATTATAATTATATATTAACTTTGTAAAAATTAAATTAAATGGAAATTAAAGTAAAATCATTAGATTCTGTTCCAGAGAAATCTGTTCAGGAGGTAGAAGAAACTCTACTTAAAAAACACGAAGAAGAAAATAACGATAAATCTACTGATGTTGTTGAAGATCAACCTGTAGAACAAGTAGTCGAAGATTCGGCAGTTGAAAGTCCAACTATAAAAGACGAAGACGTTCTTTCATATATTAAAAATAGATATAATAAAGATATATCTTCAGTTGATGATTTGTTTGCTGAAAGAGAGCAATCAGAAAGTTTACCAGAGGATGTGTCAAAATATTTAGATTATAAAAAAAACACAGGGCGTGGATTTGAAGATTTCGTAAAAATAAACAAAAATTACGATGACTTAAATGAAGACCAGGTGTTATCAGAGTATTATTCTTTAACAGAATCAGATTTAGATAATGAAGATATTCGTTATTTAATAGACGAAAAGTTTTCGTATGATGAAGAAATTGATGATGAAAATGAAATAAAGAAAAAGAATATTGCTAAAAAAAGAGAACTTTCAAAAGCTAAAAAGTATCTTAATGATATAAAAGTATTGAAGCTTATAGAAGTTATATAGAAGAATCTAAATCTACTTTAGAGGCTCACGAAAGAAAAAATAAATTTTTCTTAAAGAAAACAAATGAAGTTTTTAATCCTGAATTCAAAGGTTTTGAGTTCAATGTAGGAGATAAAACCGTTAAGTATTCTTACGGTGATGTTAATGAAATGAAATCTAAGCAAAGTGATTTAAACAATTTAGTCAAAAAATATGTTGACGA